CATGATTCCTTGTTCTTCACCACCGGGGCCAGCTTGCGAGCTAGGGCTTTGTCCAACATTATTTTGCATTCCTATAATCTTAGCCATCATTGCAGCTTCTTCAGGGTCATTCATTAGCTCTTCTGGGTCTAAGTCTAAACTGTATGCCAGTTCACTAATAAGCTTGTTCATCTTAATAAACGGAGCTACAGCAGGGTTAGCTGCGGTCTGGAGGAACATCGTAAGTCTTTGAGAGCGTACTTCCTTCTGCATCAAGCTATTTGTACCTGTAGCCTTAACTTCTAAATCACCATCAATACCAAGTTTATAGTCTGAAAATTGCATGTTCCACTGAAAGTATGCTTCACCTAAAGGTTTCAATAGGAAATCATCAAGATTCTTAATAACAGTTTTAATATTCAATGAGGCTGCACCAAGCAACATAGACATGCCTGATGCGGTACGTGTCATGCTTTGTACGCCTGTTTGACCGTGACTATAAGACGGAATACCTGTTTGTTCATCTGCAAGCTGTCGGAATTTATCAAACATCTGCATATTTTCTACAGTAGTGTTTGGAAACTTCAAACCATTAATAGCTTGTCCGGGTACACCCGCTTGCCGTCTAAATACTTTACCCGGATAAATTTCCATACTCTGACCACCCACAAGGGCAGTTTCATCGACATCAAAGATTACAGAGCCTGATAAAGCCAGATTATCAATAGCCATACGTGCATGACCATTCATAATCTTTTGAGAGTCATCCATGTTTTCTGCTACGCCTATACCAAAAAAGCTATAGGGGTTTTTTTCATAGCTGAACGCATGGTACGGAATACGGAAAGGAGTAAATGGATTTATAACACTGCGAAGCATTTGACCATTACAAATCCAAGCATTGATCTGTACTTCATCTAGGTCATCTACTTCGTCAGGAATATCCATACCCACTTGTCGGCAATATTCTGCATCCATGACACCCCAGTATTCTAGTACTTCATATTGAGATGAACCATATTCATCATTACGATTATCATCTTTTAATTCTTGTTCGTAATCTTCTTCTACGTAATTAGGCCCCATCTGGAGGCAAGTACGAATAGCTTCTTTGTCAAAGTAAGGCATTTTACCAAGACTACGAAGCTGGGTACGGTTCATTCGATGACGGTGGAATACATACTCTGACTCATCAACATTTGTTGCGTTGGGGTCTGGGAAAAAGTCCCAGATACTAACAAACTCCAAACGAGGAACCCGCACATCAACAGGAGAATAAGTTCTTGTGCCGTCCTCTCCTTCCGTCCATCGGTGGAGGGTTTTGTTAAAATTGAATGGCCCTTTAACGATTCCTGTGCCGAATAAAGCTGATTCAAATAATGCGTTTCTGATTTCACTAGCGCCGTTTGACTCCTCAATTTGATCGTGAATAAGTTTTTCCATGCGTCGTGCGGCTTTTTGTGCAGGACTTAACTCAAGTACTTGAGGGTCTGGTGAAGGCCCTTCAACAAGCATATCTTTTTCTTCTGCTTGTTTGTCAAGTTGTATATCTTCAAATTTACCTGCGGCAAAAGTAGCACCGGGCTTTAACACACGACCATCACCCTCGTAGCCTACATCATAAGGATTTTCAGGTGCTTTTTCTTCAGGAGTCTGCCCTTGAGAAGTTTCAATGCCCGGTGAAGCTGTTGCGTCTATGTGCCCATATTGAGGAACACCTTCAGGCATCTTAGTTTCACTAATACCAATAGGAAACTTATTAGCACCAAACACTACGTCTACGAGTTGACCAAAGGCTGCAAGAACTTTGGTCTTAGTTACTTTAACAAACACTCTAGATTTTTCAGATTCTCTAAAGCGTACATTCTTGCCATATAGTCCACGATAGTTATGGTAGGCTGTAAGCCACCGTTGCTCATCTAAGTCGCGGGACATCTTAGCAGAAGTATAGCGGTCATTAATAAGACCTACTAAGTTGTTACGCAGGTTTTCTTCCAGCGTAAGCTGTATACCATCTTCGTTAGGTACATCTTCAAAGTAGATGTTATTAGATGTTAGGTTAGTTTCTGCCATTAATATCCAAACTCCGCATCAACGGGTGTGTATGCCTGTTCCATTCTCATGTTTCTAAACTGACTAAATATGTCATTAACTTTAGGTCTTGACATAATTAAATATCTTAGCGCATCATAAGCATGATCAGGCGCATGTGTATCTACATCTTCTGGGTTAGATTTATCCAGAGGAAGACTTTGGAGTTCGCGTATCAAGTTGGGACAGCTATTAAATATCTGTATCTTAGGTCTGCCACTTGGTTGCACTCTCAAGTATTCGTGGATTTGTATCTTCCCTTGTATTCTATTTTTATCTGCTCTACGTAGCTTATGCCCCGCTCGTTGAAGTGTCTCTCCAACTGTAGGGCCTGTTGTACCTGTTCTATTCCATGCTGCTGTATCAAGTACTCCCGGCACAGAAAAAGGGTCTGTTAGCTCCATGTTAGTAATCATCTGAGCTAAATCAACACCTGTCAGTCCTTTCCGATAAAGTTCCCTATATATAATAAGTGTACCATCAGTGGGATCAACAGCGCCCCAAACACAAGCAGATTCTGAAGCGTATCCGTAGTCAATTCCTTTTATCCTTTCCCAACCTACTGGGATCTCAAATGGGGTTATAACATGCTCCATTACATCAAACTCTGTAAAGGCAGCACCCTCTGTAATGTCCCAGTTACCTTCTAAAAGCTGTTTACGCTGTACATCTGGTAGAGCTTTTAGCATCTGTTCATATCTGCCGTCTGTAGCAAGATATGGGTTATCTTCTAGTCTAGCCGGTATAAAACGTCGTGTCAACCCATCTTGGCCTGTAAAACTTTGATTAGGCTCTGATGGATTCACATAACGCTTCTTTACCCATGTTGCACCAGCACCACCGGGGTTAGCTGTACAACGCATGTACGGCGTAATCTCAGGGTCTGTAGTACGTAGTCGTGACGCTAGGTAGTTCCAAGAAAACTCTGTTGATAGGTGAGTAATCTCATCAAAACCAATCCAACTATAAGCTTGCCCTTGATAGCGGTACACATCTGCATCTCTTTCAAGGAAGCCAAACTCTAGTTTAGCACCACTAGGGAATGTCCAGATCTTTTCAACTTCTCTGAACTTACACCCCGGAAAAGCCTTCGGGTATAATTCCCTAGACTTATCTATAAGCTCCCTGAGTTCAGGCATAGAGCGTCTTAACACTAACGCTCTGTGGGCTGCCCTGTGAGCGAATCTCAGGGGATCTACGAGCATAGCATAGGACTTACCACCCCCTGCTGCGCCACCATACAGTACATCCGTTTCAGGAGCCGCTAAGAAGTCTGTCTGCGGCCCATCATTAGGTCTGAAGATAACATTCTCTAATGCTTCTTCTTTTACATTCTTAGGAAGATTTTCAATAGTATCTTCTGTAAGAACTTTACCTTCTTTAGATGTCTCTTTGTTATCTAATTTAGCTAGTGTGGATCGTGAAGCCTTTAAAGTATTCTTTTGACTTTTTAGTTTAGCTTCAGCTTTAGCAATAAGTTTTTCTTTTTCTCTTATAGCCTTATTAGCTTTCATCCTAGCTTGGGTAGCTCTACTATAGTTATAACCTCTAGACTTGCTTCCCTTTTTACGTCCTCCACGTTTCTTTGGAGTACCGTCTACTTTTAAGATAAAGTTACCATCTTCATCTTTTAAGTAGTCATCTGGATTAACTTCCCAATCTTTCATGTATAATTTTCTTTAATCCCTGATGACTTAATCGTCTACCTGTTTTATGTTCTAACCATGCAGAGCCTTCACGAAGACTTAATACTTGGTCTTTAACTAAAACAGATATTTCCTCTAATGCTTCAAGTTGTGCTGAAACCTCTTCAAGCATTTTAGGATTATCTTTAGATATAACATATCCAAAGGGTATTACACTGCTACGCTTCGGAATGCTCAATTATAACTTCCTCTTTAGCAGGTAATATAAAAACACCACCTTGAACTGTATGGTTAACATCTAACCTGTCCGATTTACCTAGTCCAATCCGATCTAATATTGTTTGTGCTGCTTGAAGTCGGATATTGGCTTGAGGAATTGGCTGGTCAGAGTTCATAACCTCAGTAAGCTTTAGTGCAGCTTGCGGAGCAGATTGCGCTAGGATATTTGACGCTAGGTCTATTATTTCATTTTTGAGTGACTTGGTAACCTGCCAATGATTCCCAGAATAACCTGCAAGTTCGGCTGCTTTCTTTGGATCACCTCCTACTTCCATAAGATGGCCTAGAAAGTTCTTTTGTTT